AGCCCTTGTTGTTGTTGGCCTCGGTCTGCACCTTGGTGCGGAGGTCGTAGGCGTTCGGGTAGCGTCCCGCCCATTTCTGGATCACGTTGTCGGCGAAGTCCACAGTCCAGCCCTGACGACCAGCGAGACCCAGCCCGCTGGTTCCGTAGATGATGCCGAAGTTGATGGGCTTGCCGCCCTGTCTCAGCTCCTTGTCTTCGAGGCTAGCCTTCGGGTCGATCTTCCGACCAGCTCCAAGGCTGGCGGCCTCGCTGTGAACGTCGCCGTAGATGACATCTTCGAGCAGCAGCTTGTCGCCGCTCTCCAGCGCCATCACCCGCATCTCGATCCCGCTGTAGTCATACGAGATCAGCTTGCGCCCCGGCGCTGCGACAAACCCTTTGCGGATCGACAGGCGCTGCCCGAAGAAGTCGCGGTCGCGCGGTATCTGCTGAAGGTTCGGGGCAGAGCTGGAGAAGCGCCCAGTGATGGCGGCACCGATGTTGTACCGGGCGTGGACGCGACCGTCCCTCTTCTGCGCGTGGGTGATCAGGCTCTCGCCGAAACTGGACAGGTACTTCACAAGCGTGGACCGCTCGGCCATCAGGCGGAGCAGGTCGGTGAAGGGGTTGACCCCCAACAGGGCGGCCATGCTCATCAGGTCTTCGTTCTTGGTGCTGAGCATCCCCGTCTTCGGTGTCGTCGGCCAGATAGCCAGCGCCTCATCGGGGAGCATCGGCGTCGCCCAGTCGGTGAACTGCTTGCCGCTGTTCAGGTTGTCGATCTCCTCGATGGTGACCAGCTCCCTGATCTTCTTCTCGCGCTCGGCGAGCAGGCGCTGCCACTCGACGATCAGCTCGCGGTGGTGCGTCTGGTCCAGCCGCAGGCCAGTCTCCTCCATCTCGATCACGGCGTCTGCCATACCATCGAGCATGTTGAAGGCGGCCATGTGGTCGCCGTCGGCGCGCTCGCGCAGCTTCTTCCAGACCTTCCAAGTGAGGAAGGCGTCGTCGGCTGCGTAGTCCAGCTGCGACTGCGACAGCGGTCCCGTGTTCCATGTGCTCGACTGCTCGGTCTTGTCCATCTCGACGCCCAGCTCCCAGCCTACGAGCTTGGCCAGTGACATGTGCCCACCGCCCTCGACAGCGCGGCGCAGGTGGCCGACGTCCCAGCATGTGGGGTTGACGCCAGCCTTGGCGAAGCAGCGCTTCTCGTGGCCGCTGTGGAACACGATCCAAGGGCTGTCCTCAAACCAGTGGGCGACATCCTTGAACCAGTTGCCTTTGCCGATCTCGCCGAAGTCGCACACGAACCACACATCGTCGTTGCACACCTGAACGCAGCGGACCTCGTAGTCCCAGCCCTCGACATCGAGGGCCGCTGGGTTCTCGTCTATGATCGTCAGCATCTGGTCCAGCTCGTCGGCTGTGTTTATCAGTGTGTACGTCCCGACTACTTCTGCGTTCTCCACGGCGAACCCTCCTCTGCTAGGCGTCGATCTTCTTGTGGGTGAACCCACGCTGGGCTACTCGGCCATCTGGCCGCAGCCACCTCGTTTTTTATTCTCAGCATCCTTTTGGTGTAAGACCGCCTGATCTGTGACAGGAGGTTCTCGCCCAGAGGCAGCTCCTCGCTGCCTAGATGCTCAAACACGCGCACTAACCTTCTGTCATCCCACGAGCGGTCTTCGTCGATGTCATGATCTAGCCACCAGTGGAGCATTGTTCTTACCTGCTCGTCCGACAACTTCCCGTGCCCCATAGAACTGTTTTTGGCGCGCTTTTTGGTCAGCGTCTTCTTCTCTGCTGCTATCAGTCTATCCGCAAACTCGATCATCAGCGGGTCTCCCGTGGCCCTCATCTCGTTGTGTATGCTGATGCGTAAAGCCAGATTTCTTAGCGGCTTGGCGGCTTCCGTAGCCTCTGCCAGCGCGTCCTGCTCCTTGTCCGTCGGCTTTTTAGCTCGAAAGGGTCTGCTCGGAGAGCGGTTCTTGCGCCCCTTCTCGGCAGCGGCTTCCCTCAGCTTACGCATCATCGGGGTCTCTCGCTGGTTCATGGTGATCTCCTGTTGATTGGTGGGGCGGCGGTGATCGCCGCCCCTGTTTGCTTAGGCTGCCGAGCGGCGAGCGCGGCGCTTGGCTGGCGCTGCCTCTTCAGGCTCTTCGACTACCTCTTCGCCTGCGGCGTACTTGCCAGTCAGCAAGTCTTCGAGATCGCCGTCGTCGCCAGCTGCGAGGAAGGCCATGACCTCTTCTTCAGTGACCCAACCTTCGAAGCCAAACTTAGGCTTGCCGTTGGTCTTGCCGTGCGCCACGAACTTCTCGCTGGTAAGCGTGATGATCGGCACGAAAGGCTCGTCGCCCATGATGCGCTTGGCGATCTCCTTGTTGAGATCAGCGAGCACGTTGCGCCCAGACTTGGACGACGAGGAGAACTCGATCTTGTTCCCCGGCGCATCGATGTCGAGCATCGAGATGCCCATGCTGAACTGAGGGCCATCGCCGTCGGCGTATGGTCCGTGGTCCACGAGCTGTGACTGAGGCACCGCCTGCGTCTTGCGCTCGTACACAGACCAGCTGTGCTTCTCGACGGGTGCTCCACCCTTCCAAGTGATCCAGCCCTCGATGGCCGACTTCGGATCGAGGATGTAGATGGCGTCAGGCTCCGGTGCGACCTTGTCGCGACCGATGGTCCAGCCCTTGTAGTTCGCCCCCTGTCCAGAGAACGAGAGGTAGTCAACGTCGCCGCTGCCTGTGCCCCCAGCCTGCGCGCTCTCGTTGAGAGCGGCAGCCATCTCTGCCTTACCAATCGACAGCGCACCGCCGCCCATGAATGACGCCACTGCGCCCTTGTTTTCGTCTGACATATTGCGTTCCTTTTTATGCAATAATGCTACCGGGTAACCCACCCGGCGGGGATCACTTGACCGTCAGCGTTTCGCTTGGCGCTCCACGGTACGGTTCGAGGTCGATGTCTGGCAGGCACTCCTTGACCACCTTTGCGTAGGCCACCGAGCCAGCGCGTGTCGCCAGCTTAACGACGCCATCATCAACTGCTATCGACGACATGCCCTCGCGGGTCATGATCGCCTTGATCTGCTCGGCAGCTGTGTCTTGTTGCTGCTTCGCTTCAGCGGCCATGAGCTTCGCTGTGAGGTAGGTCTGGCGTTGACCGGACAGATCACCCGCCCCAGTCTTACCCTGCCCTGTGGAGCTGCCTGCGCCAGCGACACCGCATGGTGCGTTGAAGCTGCAGCGTTGCTTGCACTCCGACTGACCCTTGGTCTCCTTGCCTTCACGCGGCAGGCGGCTTGCATCCTTGGTGTCGAGCACGCGGTTGGCTCGACCCTTCAGTCGGTCGAGAACCTTTGGTGCTGCCGGGACGACAAACTCGTGGATGTCGTTAAAGTCTGAGCAGTTCATATAGATCAGACGACAACCGATGACCGGGTGACCGTTCAGTTCTGGAAACTCCTCGGCGTGCTTCGTGAACATCGCCGCTGCGATCTGCACCTGCGTGACGTGCTCAGGCTTTGGCAGGTTGGCGGTGTTCGTGCGCGGGTCTATGGTCTTAAACTCGCAGGCAAGCCAGCCATCGCGCTCATCATCCCAGACCAAGCCGTCAGGTGTGCAGGACATGCGGAGATCGTCGTCCTTGATGCTCACCTGATCTTCGCCAAACAGCACGCTGACGTTTGCCAAGCGCAACCGCTCTACGATGTACTTCTCGCCGTGGAGGCCGCGTCTGGCGTAGCCCCAGTTCTGCTCGGCGGCCAGCTCTGGGCTGTGCTTAGAGTAGAACTGCTTGCGGATACAGGTCAGCGCCTCGCTCGCGTTCATGTAGGCGGCGCGCTCTGACGTGTCGAACTTGCGCTCGGCATCGAAAACATCCGCGCCCCTCAAGATGGCTGCCTTGATCATGACTTACCCTCCAGATGTACATCATCGAGGACGTCACATTCGATCAAACGTCCTGCCACCGATGCGAGCAGTGCGTCTGTGCGACGTGATGTTTCCAGTTGTGTCCTGAACGCCGTCTCCAGCGCCTCCCGGTGCGACTGCTCGCAGGCGAGCTGGTTCTTCAGCTCTTCGATCTTCTTCTCTAGCTCTTGCTGTTTCATGATGCTTCCCTTCCGATTGCGTTGAACTTCTCGTGCTCGCGTTCTTTGGTCTGGCTGATCCGGTGGATGGCGTCGGCCAGTTTCGTGTTGGCTGCGAGCGTGTCCACATGGACG